GAAGGAGGATTTGATATTAAAGAGTTAACTAGAAAAGAACTACTAATAAAATCTTTAGAAACACAAACTGACCCTTATTGGAGAGCAAAAACTATGGAAGATATAGCTGAACTAGAGAAGTTAGAAGAAGATAGGAGAACGTTTAGAGGAGTAGAGCGAACAGAAGAAGAAACATTGGTTCAAGAAAAATCATTCATGAGAGCAGAAGAAAAACAAGAACGACTTAAAAGACAAAAGGAATTAGATGCTAAGTTTAAGAAAAACCAAGAAGAAAAAAGACAAGGTAAGGGTCAAGCAGGAGCAGGAATAAGGATACCACAAGAACAACAATTCAGAAAAGAAAGAGAACAACCTAGTAAACTAAGATTCGGATTATGATGAAACAAAAAATAGACTGGAGAGTATTAGTAGCCGTAATAGGTTCATTAACTATTCTAGAAGCAGTAGCTTTATTAAAAGGAGTTAACGGAACAGTATTTTCAATGGTATTATTTATACTTGGAGCACTAGGAGGGGTTACATTACCCCAACTCAAAACAAAATAAGGAGGACAAAATGGCTGAAGAAGAAAGTAATGAGAATGAAGAAACACAAAAAGAAGATGATGAGGGGTCTTCTTCCAAATCAGAAGAACTCGTCATAAGAGCTGAAAAAGCAGCTAGTGAATTAAAAGAACAGAATGACAGACGAGAAGAAATCATCAACGAGGAGAGGGTTAGAACAACACTTAGTGGAAAGAGCGACGCTGGTCAAGAACCACCAATGCAAAAAGAAGAAACACCAGCTGAGTATGCTGAGAGGGTTTCTAACAATAATTTAAAAGATGGGGAAGGCTAAAACAGAGGATTTAGGTATCAAGATTGGAACACCAGATGAAGTAATGTGGACAAATGTTCTAAAGGAATCTAAAGTTTTAATCAAACAATCCGAAGACAACCTAAAGATTCAAAGAGAAATGCTAAAATTAGCAGAACGTAAAATAGAAGAGGAAAAAGGAAAAGTTTAAATAGTTGCTAAATTAGTAAGAGGAATATAATGGCAAACGAATTAGTTTTATTGACAGAATTAGAATCACCTGTTGGCTTTACTTGTGCTGACGGAACTGGAATTGAGAAAGGAACTCTTCTTGAATTATCTGATCCTATGACAGTTACAAAAGTAACAGGAGCAGCACCTTTAATCATAGGAGTAGCTGCAGAAGAAAAGATTGCTTCTGATGGTAAGACAGAAATTGCAGTTTACTTAAGAGGAATATTTAAAGCAACTGCTGGTGGAACAATCAACGTTGGAGATGGTTTAATTGGAGAGAATGCAACTAACGAATTATTAACATCAACAGCAGCGGCTGATGAAGTAGAAGTTTGTGGAATCGCATTAGAAACTGCAGCTGATACTGAAACATTTAAAATGTTATTAAATGTGGGAATTGGGGGTTCTCCTGAAACTTAAACATGGCTGATGCAAGTGGTCAAGCGGACATTAGGGGAATTGATATAGATAAATTAGCAAAAGGTTTTGCTGATGAAGCTAGTGTTTTAAAGAACTTCGTAGTTAAATCAAAAACAAAAGCTAGGGAAATTAGATGGTATCAAAAGACAGCTGGATTCTTAGACTCAGTAGACACTACTGGTGTTACAGCTTCAAAAATATTCAATGTTCCTGAGAGAGCATTACCAACTGTTGTTGAACAAAGTTGGACAAGAAAGACAAGTTATGTTAAAAAGTTCATGGTAGAATCACCAACTATATCAGAAGAAGATATTAGAGATTCAGATGTAGATGTTCTTGCTACAAATGTAAGAGATTTAGTAAGAGCAGTAGCTAACCAAGTAGACATTAGAATCTACTCAACACTTATTGAAGCTGCAGCTGCTACACCTACAACACCAAATCCTACTGATACACTTACAACTGCAGCAACTGGAAATGGTTGGGACGACACTACTAATGGTAATCCTGTTCTAGACCTTATGGTTGGAAATCAAAAGATTAGGTCTCAAGGTATAATAGCAAATGAACTTATATTATACATAAATCCAATAGAACACAAAAACTTACTAAACTACTTAATCACAGTTAAAGGTTCAAGTATTCCACAATTTGCTAGTGAGCAATTAAAGAAGAATGTTCTTATGGAAATATTAGGAAACAAAGTAGTAGTTTCAGAGAATGCAACTACTGATTATGCTTTACAATTCGTACCAAGTGGAACTCATGCTTCCGCTGTATGGAAAGAATACACACCTATGAGTTCAGTAGTTATAGACGACCCAGGTATTGGAAAGAAAATTAGAGTATGGGAAAGAGGAGAAGGTCTTTTAGTATTCCCTAAAAGCGTTCATCAAATTACGGATACGGTAACTTAGAAATGACTCTTGAAAATTGTAAAAGGTTATTAGCACACTTCGAAGAGTGCGGTAATAAAGAGGCTGCTGAAGACATGAAAAAGAACATGGCATCAAAGCCTGAAGCACCTAAGAAATCTAATTCTAAAAAATAATCAATAATTTTAAATACTTATTAAATAAATTACTTCTATGACAATTACAGTAGGAGATGCTGCTACACATAACGAGAAAGAAGTTAAGACTCGTTACCCAGTAGAAGAGGGGCTGACTGGTGGAACACAAAAACAAACTGGAAGAACAACAAACTTAGTCCCACAAGAGAAATCTTTAGTTCCAGACAGAAAGAAAGTGGGGCTATAAATGCCTAGACCACCAAGTGCTAAAAGCCTTCTAAAGAGAAATCTAAACAAACAAGAGATAGAACCTAAAGCACCAATAGTTCAAGAGATGTTCTTACCAAACTACTCTGTAGTTAAGGGTTCTAGAAACTTAGGGGTTGAAGGTTCTGTGGTATTTCTGAATTCAGGTGGTGGACTTGCAACTGACAATACAAACTTCTTTTGGGACGATACTAATAACAGATTAGGAATTGGAACAGCAACACCAAGTGCCGAGTTAGAAGTTAATGGTGCAATAGTAGCCACTACATACGGTGGTATAGCTGAGGCTGACCTACTAGACAAATCAGCAACAGAAACAGTATCAGGAACTTGGAATTTTACAAACGTGATACAAGCAGCAAACGGAACAGCATCACTACCATCAATAACATTTAATTCAGATACAGACACAGGTATATACAGAACTGCTACAAATAAATTAGGCATAGCAGCCAATGGAGCACTATCTGCTGAATTTGGAAAAGATACAACTTTAAGCAGTAGATTCTTAAAAAAAGATGTCATAAGTTTAACAAGTGGTGTCTCACCTTCTGTATCAAATGGGAATCTCTTCGTTCTAAATTACACAAGATCAACAACAATAACAAACTTTACATTTGGAGTTGAAGGTCAAACAATAACAATTTTATGCAATGATAACAATACAACAATAGCAGACAATGCAAACATTCATTTAAACGGTAGTACAAACTTTGCAATAGCTCTTGGAGATACTTTAACATTAGAAAAATTTGATGATGGAATCTGGCACGAAATTGGAAGAATGGTAAGATGATAAATGGAAACATGGGTACAAATAGCAGAACAATTTGGACTCCCATTAGTACTATTGTTAGGTGCAGTTTATGGCATAGTAAAGATGTTCAACTGGTTAGCAAATGATCTAACCTCACAAATAAAACGTAACAACGAACGCATTGAAGAGATTATAATAAAATTAATTGAGAATTCTAGAGAAGAAAGAGAAGAATCACATAAAAATTCTGAGAAAATTTTAAATAGAATGGATTCTCTGGTAGACATATTAGTCAAACTGTCCGGTAATGGACTAAAAAGGAGGTTCAAATGAACAAAAAAGAGTTTATAAATAGCAAAGTAGAGATGGTAGATGGTGTATTATTACTAAACAACCAATACGCCTTGATGTATGAACATGAAAAAGAAGAAATTCAAAAACAAGTTAAAGAAATTTGTGAAAAGCATAAACCTAAAAAGGTTTTGGAAATAGGTTTCGGTTTAGGTTATTCTGCAGAAGCTTTTCAAGAGTATGGACTAGACAAGCATGTTATAGTAGAAGCACACCCAGAGATATACAAGAAAGCCCATAAATGGCAATTAGAGCATAAAAATTACAAAAACATAGAAATAGTCTATGAGTTCATTCAAGACGATAAAATAGACGAGAATGAGTTTGATATAGTATTTGATGATAGATGTGAATTAGTATATAATGTTCCTCAAGGTATGGGATTTCCGTATTATAAGGTTACTAAGGAGTCTAAGAGTTACAGTTTACCACCTATAAAGTCGTGGTAACTGACAATTACTAGCACACATCCGTGTTAGTTCTGCTCACAACACCGTATCGAAAAGGTGAAAATACCTGTGCCCTCCGGCTTGGTTCGGAAGTATGTTGTCAAGGACATACGAAAGGTTTATATAGTTACTATTTCTATATATATATATGGATAAGTCACATGGACTATAAGCATAGGAGTTTGAAACTATGAAACAT